GGACTATGAGAAGGTGACCTGTGTCCAAGTCCCATGTCCGGTGGGAGAACGGAACAGATGTTGGTGGACACTCAAGTGTCTTCCAGGCCGGAACATGCAGGAGAAGGAAGTCACCAAGTCTCCACAGTGTTTGAACATAGACCCACAGACAGTTGCTGATGAAGTCCAAAGACATCATACACAGCCAAAAAAGGTGTTAGTGACGGTTTTGACCTACAACTTCCTGGACCTTACCAAGCAGTGCATAGACAGTGTTAGAAGCTTCCATAACTATGACATTTTTGTGATAGACAATGAGAGTGAGGATGGCACACAACAATGGTGCATGGACAACAGCATAGACATTTTGTCCAAGCAGATGAACGTGCCGGAAGCATGGAACCTTGCAATGAAGAAGGCATGGATAGAAGGCTATGACTATGTGCTCCTGTGCAACAATGACATCATACTAAGTCCACTATATGTGGACATAGTGGTTGAAGTTGCGGAGAGACGGAAGGCATATGCTGTGACTGGGCAGGTTGTCAACAAACATGAAGCAGACCAATTGCATTTTCATGAGATGGTAAAAGGAATTGAGAAACCAGTTCAGGTAATGCAAGCCGGGGATTATTCAGCGTTGCTAGTTTCAACGGAGTGCATGGAAGAGATAGGACCATTTAGAAACTTTGCTCCCAGGTATCAGTCAGATGAAGACCATCTGTTGAGAATCAGGTTATCAGGGCATGACCTTGTGAAGACCTACGCAACAACATTCTACCATAAGCATGGGGCAGTGTTTAAGAGCTTTGATAAACGGAAACAGGACAGGGAATGGCAGAAGGGTGTAGAAGCATTCAAGGCTGTTTGGAATTTCAATCCATATGAAGAACGGCAGATATTAAATACCGTGGAGCAAGTAAAGCGTTTAAATCCAGATTGGAAAGATAAAGTGAGGGAACCATGGGTAAAGTCTTAACTGTTATCAACAAGGGCGACATCCAGAAGTTTAAACCTGCACCATCAGAGTTTATGAAGTATGATTCTGTGGTGTGCCCAAACACATTGCATTTTGCTGATGACCATGTGCAATATGAAGAATGGCTTGCCAAGCTGACATACTGTGCACGGCAGAGAGTATTCCTGGAAATGGCAGTGAAAAAAAGCGTAGAGGATGAGCATTCATTTGGTGAGAAGCCAAGACGCATTGCCGGATATACTCCTATCACTTTTCTGAGGCTTTCACGGAGACTTGCAGATATGGGTTTCACAGTTGAGTATATACACCATACTGGAAGCACCAGGATGCTTGTAGTGGCAATACGTATGCCAAGGATACCCCATAGCATTGGAATGGACTTCACGGCTCTTAGAGAGGATGTGGTGGTGACAAACGTTCCCATTAACATTCCTATGTGGAATGACTTGTGGCCTTTGATTGCTAGAAGGGAACCTGCCTACCACAGCCGGGTGAGAGATTTGAGGAATGACTACAAAGCATGGATGGATGAACCTATCTGGTTTGCACTGGATAAGGCACATGTTGTGCAGGGTTCACACAGGCTGTCATTACATAAGTTAATGGGCAGGTCTACTATTGATATGAGAATTATGAGGACGTGGTGGGAAGATGACCCGGAGATACAAAAGCCGGACAAAATAAAAGAACAATTGGAGTATATACGTGGAAGCAGTTAGACAAAAAAGGATAGGCAAGTTTGACATGGCTCTGCAGGGTGAGGGTGATATTATATCTTCCAGGCTCTGGAAACAAGGATTGTGGGAGCCAACAGAATCAGTTATCTGTCAGAGGTTTGTAAACAAGGGAGACATTACAGTGGACGTTGGTGCTCACATAGGCTACTGGACATTGTTGCTGTCACACTGGGTTGGACCAGATGGTGTGGTGGTTGCATTTGAACCTGAGGTGAACAACTTCCTGTATTTGGAAGAGAATACTGCATTAAACAACACACAGAACACATCACTTTGGAGAAGGGCAGTTGGTGAGCGGAGTTTGGATACTACGGTGAAGCTGTATCTTACCGGGGAGAACTCAGGACATCACAGCTTGTTTGAAGTTCCAGAGACTACAGGCCATGTGGATATAAACATCACAAGCCTGGATGACTACTTCAAGCCTGGAAGCCGGGTGGATTTTGTGAAGATAGACACAGAGGGCAATGAAGTTCCTGTCTTGTTGGGAATGACCAGAGTGATTGAGGAGAACCCAAACATTACAATCATGACTGAGTTCTCAGAGGAAAATTTTGAAAATGGAGACCATGACATTAGGGACTACTATAGCATGTTGAGAGAGTTGGGGTTTGATGTCTGGATGATGCTACAGGGAACCAAGGAACTTGGTGAGGTAACAGATGACAATCTTGAGTGGGTGATTAAGTATAAAGAACAAGGTCTTCCATTCAGAAATATATTATGTACAAAAGGAGATGTATGAGACACACAGAAATCTTTGAGCCAATACGGAACAAGGTTAGAGGTGAGCCATATCCTATCATGAATGAACAGCACAAAAATGCCACACAGAAGTGGGACATCTTGGAAAGGAGAATAGGCTTCCGGGACAAGATGGTTTTGGACATCGGTTGTTCAGAGGGTTATGGAGCGATAGAGGCAATGGAGCTTGGTGCATTGTTTGCACTTGGTATTGATAATGTGGACTGGTTGTTGCAGGTTGCCAATGGAGCCAAGGAAGAGCTTGGATTCTCAGATGAGCAGTTGATGTTTGAGAAGATTGACTTCCTGGAGACCCATGGAGACACACTTGAATCCTTGTATGGGATGTTTGACATAGTGCTCTGCTTAGGCGTTCTACATCACTTCCCATTGCAGAGATACGCACGGCAATTGAAAAAGGCGTGTGACCTTTCCAATGATGTGCTTGTGATTGAGATGTGGGTGGACGCAGACATGAAGCAGGTGAGTATAAGAGAAGAGCAGAGAGAGTGGAACAATGTGATTCCATCACATGGTTGGTTGTTGAAGGCACTGGACAAATTTGGATTCAAGTTGCTCAAGCCATTTACCATTTATGGAAAGAAGCGTGAGCTTTGGATATGCAGACGATATGAAAATTAACTTTCACTTTAGCTTCCCAAGGACAGGTTCTACCATGTTCCTGTCTTACATGAGAGCTAACCCAAGGATTGAAACTGGGTATGCAGAGCCAAACCATCTCTTTCATTTGGTGACCAAGGTAGCACGGTGGAAGAAGCAATATGCTGACCTATTTGGGGCAGACTACAATGCTTGTTTCCATCCTGCAGTCAAAGCATTCATTGAGACCCACTATGGTGCATTGATGAAGAAGACAAAGAGAGATACCTTGGTGCTGAAGCATCCGTGGTTAGCTCCATATATACCGGAGATTACACAGGGAATGTTCCCGGAGAGTAAAGTGATTTTGATGCACAGACATCCGTATGATACTATTGCTTCTGCCATGTTCCAGTACAGGAATAATCCAAAAGGACAAAAGGTATATAAACAGCTTGGAAAGGTAGTTGGTATCAATGACATGTGTGACTTGTATATAGAGTGGTGGGGGCATTTAAGAAAGGCTCAAAAGGCACTCAAAGATAGAGCAATTGTGATGAGGTATGAGGACTTGATAACTGAACCAGTGCCATGGCTTGAAAAGGTGTATGACCATTTTGGAGTTCCACTAACAAGGCCAGAGATTGAAGAAATTGTTGAGCGTGGGCAGAATGATGGACTCCAGATGTTGGGTGGATTCATGCATAAAACTAAGCTACAGTTTCCTGTAACAGATAAGTGGCACAAGTGGGTGAGTGGGGCAGAGAAGAAAAAGGTCAAAAGTAAATTGGATTTTTTGTTGAGTGGGAATGGATATGTCTCTAAATGATATTGAATCCATATTAAGAGCCAAGAATATGAGTGGGTCCAAACGGTGGGGTATTGTTGGTGAAGTGGATGGTAAAATCTACAGGGTTATATATACACCAAAGCTGATATTAAAAATGGATGAGTTAAAAGAGATTGCCGGACACTTGGAGCGTATTGGATTGATTAAAACTGAGTTTCTTGGAAAGACAGGTTTAGGAAACTATATCCTGAAGCATGAAAGATTCAACCATCAGACTAAGGTCCATGACTGGACATTCCAACAGAAGAAGGATGCAGTCATTATGATTCTGAAACTCCAGAGGTTTCTGAGAAGACATGGATTCAGTCTACATGACCCACACATAAACAACGTGACATTCAAGAACTCAAGGCCAATATATTTTGACTATGATTCTATCCATCCTGACCTGCCAAATGTGACAAGACTGGCAGAGCAGTTTTGGTTGGGTAGGAAAAGGCCATTCCAAGGTTGGGGAATTTGGCTTGGTGTCAACAAGGCTATGTTGAACAATCTGGTTTATAAATATACAAACCCGGAGCACCTATACACAGAGAGCATCAAGATGGTAAAGGAGCTTCAACCACCAGAGCGAAAAACACAGTGGTCAAAATATTCCCAGGCATTGCCAAAGGGAATGGATGTGGACAAGCCGGAGACTCATGCAGGGAAGTATGGGGATGCAACCCAGATGTTTCAAAGACATCTACACGGCAATGTTGAGACAGTCCTTGACATAGGAGCGTCAAGGGGAATCTTCACAAGGTGTATGCTTGCCAATGGGGTTAAGAAGGCCGTATCTGTGGACATTGATGAGGGAGTGATTGAGCAGTTCTACAAAGAGACCAAAGTGGAAGACCTGCCAGTGACTTGTGCATACTTTAATGTGATGGACAAATATGAACCGTATGCCAACCACAGACCTGCAACTGAGAGATTTAGATGTGACCTAGTTCTATGCATAGCATTGATACATCATTTATGCTACTTCAGGCAGGTTAGCTTTGAGGATTTAGCAGAGCAGTTGTGGAAGTACACAGGCAAGTATTTGATGATTGAGTGGATACCAAACACAGACAAATGTTTGACTGGACAGATGAACAAATTTGGAGTGGATATGCCGGGGTATACTGAAGTGAATTTTATGAGTGCATTCAAGAAGCACTTTAAGTTGATTGAAGTGGCTCCCATGACACCACATCCAAGAGCGGTATTACTATATAAAAAAAGACCCGGAACAAGTCCGGGTCTCAATGAGGCTGAAGGATGTTATCCAAACTGAGTAACACGTCTGGTGATGTTGTTGAACCATCCGTGAACCCTGGTGATGGTGAAGTCAGGATGTTCAATGTAGAAGTCAAAGTATTGGTTGTGGTAGGGGTCAGTCCGGCCTTCTTCCATCTTACGGATGTTGACAATTTCCACTGCCTTGTTGAGCGGAATGGAATTTTCCCTGGTGGTAAAGATTCCGTTGCAGGAACGGCACTGCCTGATTCCATTGGCAATGTCAATCTGGTCACTGGAGCAAGCAGGGCAAGCCTGACCATTAGCAATCTTAATGCTACTGTCCAACTCTTCCTTGCTGATACCCCAGTTCCAGTCACGGTCATCAGGACCAATTTCGTGCCAACGTCTGTCCTGTCCTTTAATCCATCTTGTTTCACTCATTTGTTTCTCCTTTGTTCAGACTCAAGATGCTTGAGAACGTCTGAGAGGTCTTCACCCATATGAGCCAAAGCATACTCAAGACCGTAGTGACCTTGAATGGGCTTCCGGGGGGCTTTGATGGCTTGTCTCTCTTTCTTTCTCATTGCATATATAATATACATCCAAATAAGGTGGTTGTCAAGTGTTTTTAGCAAGTATTTTAAAAATAATTTTATGCACCTATATATGGGGGTATTCTTGTAATACACCACTATATGGGTGTGGGGTATAACATGGAAACTATAGGAAGTTTGATTGACAAGTTGACAGTGGTGAATTTGAAGATTTACCACACTGAAGATATAGCCCACAACCCAAAGTCAAAACTGAAGGCTGTGGGTAGAGCCAAGCTAAAAATTAATGACCTGAACAACCAGAGGAATGCATTGATTCAGGAAATTGATGAGTTGGTGGAGCAAGCTGTGAAGACAGGTGTTGCACCAAGAGTCTGGAGACAACATAAGGACTACGGTAAAAAATGACACAGGTTAGGCTCACCAAGAAGACGTACAAAAATAAAACAGATACAGATGTATACATAAGGGATGCATATGGAAATGAACATGTGATTTATCCAAAGCAAGAAAAGGTGTTGTTGGTTTTAAGAAGGAGCAACAAGGATGACAGAACAGGAACTAATTGAATCCGTCCGTGGAGAGATAGGTGGAATTACCGTTGCAATGGGTGAAGTGGATGATAAAGACATCATCAGATACGGTGGTAAAATACTAGGTCTGATAGGTGAAAAAATAACTGTTAAAACACTGAGGTACTTTACATCTGAGGAAGATGAAAGGGAATATGATGTGCCTATAGAAGTGCTTAGAGTTCAGGATTTGTATCCATATCATGCCATAGATGACATGTATGACTTTGGTCAGACCTCACTGGAAATCACAGGTGGTGGTGGGATAGTGAGTGACGTGACATGGCCTTCCTTATGGAAGATAAAAATGATGAGAAAAATGAGGGCACTGCCAAGACTGATTTGGGAGTTTGACCCCATTAACAGGAAGCTGAAGATAGACCCGGCTCCAAAGGAAGACGGAGAGCTTTACTACTATATGTCAGTGGATAAGACGGAGTGGTTACTTAGCAAGTTGCCGGAAGACTTTATAGAGATGGTGGTTGTTGGTACTGCCTGGAAGTCATTGAGTCAAGTTGCTTTAAAGCGGAGCAACCTTGGTGGGCAGGTTAGGGAAGGTGGACGTGTTACATATCCATCAACAGAATTAAGGCTCTTTGTGCAGGATAAGAAGGAAGAGTTTGATGAGAAGTTGAAGGTCAAATCTATGGTTTATACAAGGTAGTATTATGGCAAAAACTAAACTGTATGTTGACTATTCCTTGTGGAAAGCTAAGTCTGAACTTCTTCATGCACAGGTTATGCCGTTTGCCAAAGAGACAGCAAGGCGTGTAGCTGAAGTTGCCTTGGAAATGATAAAGGACCGGACACCAGAAACAAAGACAGGAACTGATATTAGGTCCATGTGGGAAATGAAGCAGAGCAGACAAAGGACCAGAGAAGTATTTATAATTCAGAATACCTATGAGCCAAATAAAGTTATCCTGTTTTTTGAAGAGGGAACTGTCCCACATGAGATAAAGTCAAGAGGTACATATCCTTTACATTTCTGGTGGTTGGGGAAAGAAATTTATGCATACCGGGTGAGTCATCCGGGAACTCCTGCCTACAGGATGATTGACAAAACTGGGGAGTATATCAAGCCAAAGATGGACTGGTGGGAGAGACAACAAGTTAATCTAGTTAATAAGATTATGAGGAAGACAAAACCATGAGTTTATATAAAAGAGGAACAAAAGAGGCAATCTTGTTGAACATAGAAACGGCAATCAATGCCGTAAGTGGAATTGGTTTTGTGGACTGGCAGAGGGTTTATGACCAGAGCATTACAAGGGACCGATACCCATTTATGTTCATCAATGACGTGAGGACCGATAAAATCAAGATGCTTAAAGACATCACCAAGAATACATTTATGGTGGGGTTAGTTGGTGGTGTGTGGGGTGAAGAGATAGACGGTGTGATGGAGAATCTTGGAACCAAGTTGAACACATTTGTTGAGAGTATAAAAGATGCTGTGATTGCTGACAGAAGTAGGGGTGGTGAAGCTTATACAACAGACCTCACTACAATTGAGACTGATGCAGGAAATAGGTATCCACAAGCAATATTTGTGATTATGGTGAATATTATATTCTTTAGTGCGGAGTAAACAATGGCGTTAAATAGAAGAGATATTTTATCAGGGCTTGAGACAATCCTTGGAACTGTGACAGGAATCACAACAGTTGTTAGGTCATATGGTGGGGGAGCTAATGTAGTCAGAGGTGGTGAAGAGGGGATTGACATCTCACAATATGCAGAAGCACAACTTCCATTGATTGACCTAATTGAACCTGAAGAGTTGAATGATGAGGAGATGACAAGCAGAAGGTCAATCCAATTTTTGGATACCGTTTTAAGAGTTTACTTTGTGGACTGGAATGATAATGTCCAGGGCACGTATGAAACTCTTGTGAAGAACATCCGTGACAAAGTTGGTGCAGAGTTTAGAGTCAATGGCACAGCCACAGCATGTTGGATTGTGGACATCTCAAAGGTACTTGGAGAAGTACCATTGTGGAACATTGAGTTTAACTTGAGGGTAAAATATTACCTTGACCAACAAGTTACATAAAGGAGCAAAATTATGGGTGAAGACGAAATTAGGACCACTGAAGAAGAACTGGAAGCAACTGAAGATTTGATTGAGGCAGAAGAGGAAACCTTGGTTGAGGTTGCTGAAGAGGAACCAGTGGTTGAAGAACAACCAAAACCAAAACGAAAAAGATTGCATGTGCATGTGGCAACATATACAGGCACGGCAAAACGTATTACACTTTCCGGTGTGGGCAGAATCCACCCAGGAAAGGAATTTGAGGTCTCTGAAAGAATTGCCAACGCCTTGAAGTTAGATGAGAATTTTGAGGTTAAGACAACGTACAAATATATAGAGGTCTAAAAGGGAGTAAACAATGAGCAATTGTGCATTAGATTTTGCATTCTCAAATGAAGAAGAATGCTTTGCAAAACTTGAAACAGCTTGTGGAACTTTGGTAAAGCCAACCCCAAGCGACAGAATTTTTTCAGTTGGACCAGTTGAGTTCAGTCAGGAACAGGAATTCCTTGAAGATGAGCAGATACGTCCATCAGCATCTATGCTGAGTAAAATCAAAGGGAAAAAGAATCCTGGTGAGTGGAGTATGAATACATACGTGAAGCCGTCAGGCACACTAGGAACTCCACCAGAACATTCTGTTCTGTATACGTGTGGTATGGGAGCGGAGACAATTGACCCAGGTGTTGATGTTCAGTACACACTTGAGAATCAGTTGGATTCGTATTCTCTGTGGGCAAAGAAAGGACATACTGTCTTTACTTTCCGTGGAGCGACTGTACAGAGCATGGAGCATGGTGTGAGTGGTGACGCTATTTCAGGTGTTTCCTGGGGTGGTGGTTACATGGAACAGGGTTGGGCAGGAACCGGAACAGCACACGGAACCTATGTAGGTGCTGAGACTGATATTGTGATGAAGCCAAAGAACTCACTCAGGTATACTGTTGGTATGTTTATTGAGGTTGATGATGAGGACAATTCTGGAAACGGATATGAAATTACTGCAATCAATTATACGACTGACACACTGACAATCACACCTGCACTGGCAGGTGCACCAACACAGGGCACAGACCCTCCAGTGACACCATGGTGGCCTACTTCTGGAGCAGAGGTTGGAGAACCTGTGCACGGAAAACTGGGCATGGTTACAATTGACGGTGAGGACGCAATTGTGCTGAGTGGCAATGTGACACTTAGCAACAACATCAAGTATTATGTAGATGAGAAGAACAATGTATTTACGGCAGAGCGGTTTGGAAGACCTGGGAAACGTGTTGTGGAAGGTACGCTTGAAGCATACTACATGCAACAGGGACCAACATACTTCTACCGTGCTGAGTACCAGATTGCTGATGCTCTGATAATCCCTGCAGGAAATGTAGCAGGGTACATCTGTGAACTTAGTATTCCGTATGCTGAGTATGGTACACCAACCATCTCAGGGGATGAAGAGTTCAACCAGACAATTCCATTTAGTGGGGTTGCCAGTGCATCACTGAACGATGAGTTCAAAATTACCTTTAAGTAAAAATTTGCAAGGGTGGGGTCTAGCAGTAGACCCCACTCAAATTCCATTCAAGGAGAAAAAGTAAATGGAAACAAAAGATTTTGCCGGACTTATTAGGAAGGCCGGAAAAGCACAGAGAAGTGGTGAGTTCTCTTGTCCTTATATTAAGGACTTCAAGGTTGAGATTGCGTATGCTTCCAAATTTGTGTTAAACCAAATTAGGGAAGTGGCACGTGAAATTCACGGCAATCCAAGGACCGGACAGAAAGAAGAGAAAATGAATGAAGACAAGCTCAGGGATGAGTATGCACGTCAAATCATCCGTGACTGGAAAGGGTTGACACCTGCCAAGTTGGTGGACATCCTTCCAGGTCTGGTTGAGTACAATGAGGATGACAAGGACCGTGAGATTGAGTTTGGTCATGACGTGGCAGTGGCTTTGCTTGAATCTTCACTTGAGTTTGAAGCTTGGATAATTGATATTGCCACTGAGGTCCAAAACTTCAAGCATGTTGCGGAACGTCAAGAGAAGGCAGAAGAAAATTTAGAATAGTGGCTCAGTGGCTTTCTAAAGAAAAAAAGCGGAGTTGTGAGACCTGTGAAATGTTCAGGTCTCCAACTTCTTTTCCGAAAGGTGCTAAGGTGCACATTGCAGAGGCATTTGATTGTGTCAACTGTGAGGTGACACTGAGCCAACCAAGTCAAGACAATGAGAACATACTTGACCTGTATGATTCTCTTCCACAAAAATTTGATTCAATGTCAGGAGTGAAGGACATGTCTGCAGATGGAATTCGTTTTGTGTTCACTTTGTATGACATCCATTCTGACCTATGGGAAGACTACTATAATAGACTGATGTTTTTTCATAGAGAATTTTTAAATGCAAGGGAGCGTAGAGACAAGAAGAAAAAAAGAATGCAGGAACATTTGGATAAAGCTAAACAGGGAAGGTCAAATGAGGCTTCACCCGGCAAGGCAGGTATTAGGGTTTAATTGAATGGCAGTCAAAGACGTTAAATTTGTTTTGTCCTTTGATGACAAAGGGACAGCTATACTCAAGAAGGCAACCAAGGATGGCGTAAAGACTCTGGGGCAGTTTTCCGGTAAGGCCAAGGATGCAGAGAAGGCTTTAATTGGATTAACAAAAGGAGCGAGTTCTTCTGGCAAGGGCATGGGAAAACTCAAAGGAATGTTGAAGTCTACTTGGGGACAAATGGCAATGGGTATGGGAGTCATGACCGGAGTGACCGGATTATTCCGTTCAGTATCACGTGCTATAACGTCTACCATCCAGGTTGGAAGAGAATTCCAAGCATCATGGGCAAACACTACAACCATGATGTCAACTACAGGTCAGATAATTGATGACACTGGTCAATCACTTAGTGACATGAAGACAGAATTAATAAATATGAGTCCAGTGCTTGGTGGTGCAAAAGGACTGTCAGAGGGATTGTATCAAGTTTTGTCAGCATCCGTTCCAGTTGCTGATTCATTAGACTTCCTGGCAACAGCTAGTAAAAGTGCTGTGGCAGGTGTTACTGATATTAGTACCTCAGTTGATGCTTTAACCACTGTGTATAATGCTTATGGAGCAGAAGCATACTCTGTAGAAAACATTTCTGACATTATGTTCCAAACAATTAAAAGAGGAAAATTAACATATGAAACTTTAGCAGGAGCACTTGGAACAGTTGTGCCAATTGCATCACAAGTTGGTGTGCAGTTTGAGGAAGTAGCAGGAGCCATGGCAACCATGACCCGACAGGGTATTGATGTTAATACTGCTACAGTGGCATTGAGGCAGACATTGGTCTCTGTATTGAAACCAACCAAGGATGCAACGGAGACTGCAGAAAGACTGGGTATTGGATTTGATTCTGCAACTCTCAAGGCAATGGGTTTTGCAGACTGGTTGACAATGGTCAGCGAAAAAGCAGGTGGTAGTGTTGATGATATGACAGCACTCTTTGGAAATGTCCGTGCATTAATGGGTGTCTTTGCATTGGCAGGGGACAAGATTGAAGAGTTTACAGATGATGTGGATTTGATGAGGGATGCTGTTGTAAATGGAAATGTTACACATGAAGCATTTGTGAAGCAGTTACAGAATGCAGATGCAATGTTGAGAACATTGAAGACTATTCTTGACAAGATGAAACTTGCAATTTGGGAAGGGGTAGTGAAACCATTTCAAGAGGCAATCTTGAACACGGATGATGTTGTAAAATCAATGGAAGAGTTGCAGAAGAAGGCAATTGAATTTGGAACCAAGCTTGGTGAGTCCATAGGTAAAGTTATAAAGGCACTGGTTGATTTTCGTAAAGTCGTTGTGACTGTGGTAAAGGTGCTTGCAACTTTTTGGGCACTGAAGAAGGTTAATGCATGGGCAACAGGAATGTCAACAGCATTGGTCAAGGTAGCAGGAAGGTTTAAGGTGTTCAGTGGGGCAGTAGCAGGTCAAGGTCCAATGATGCTAAAAGCATTCAAAGTCATTAAGGTTGGAGTTATGGGGCTTGGAAAAGTTTTGGCAGGATTGGTAACAAGCACAGGCCCAGTTGGGTTGGTCATTGCCGGAGTAGTGGCACTTGGTGCAGGGGCTTATATGTTGATTAAGCACTGGGACAAGGTGAAGGAATTCTTTGTAAAACTGTGGACCAATATCAGGGCTGTGTTTGCAGGAGCATTGAATGCTATAAGTGGAATGCTTCCAGACTGGGCAAAGAAAGTATTGAATGTTTTGATTTGGCCTTATAAGCAAATGCTAAAGCTTTTTGGTGGATACATAAAAAGAATTGTCATAATTGCAACTGGTTTGGGTAAAGCAATTTGGACTGCTCTTAAATGGTATGGTGAAAAGTTGTTTGGATTTTGGAAAGGTGTGTTTAATAAAATCAAAGACGCTGTGACCAAGGTTGTTAATTGGATTAAAAAGTTACAGTTCTGGAAGAAGTTCAAGGATGACTTTAAAGAAGGATTTGACTATGTTAAAAATGAGGCAAAAGCAACCACTGCGGTAGTGTCTGAAGAGACCAAGAAATGGGCAAAACATTTCCTTGAATCAGGTGAAGCATCAAAGCTTGCATCTAAAATGTTTGGTGGAATTATAGACCTTGCGAAAAAATTAAAACCAAATACTAAGGAAGTGGTTGCAAGTTTGGATGCACAGACTAAGGCTCTGTTGAATATGGTCAACACAGGGAAAATTGGATACGTAGATGCAGTCAGCCGGATAGAAGAATTGATGGGTGCATACAAAAAAGCAGGACAAGATATTCCACAAAGCTTGTATGATGTTGCTGATGCATTGGATGCAAATCAGGCTAAGATAAGAGAATCAAAAGAAGCATACAAAGAGTTGCTTGATGAATACAGAAAACTTATGCCAACCACCAAAGACATTGGCACACAAACCCAAGCCTTGACACAGGTTATTGATGGGTATATTGCTCAAGGTGCAGATGCTACAGAAGCAACTAAACTATTTGAAAAGCAAATAACAAGTCTGTATACAAGTGCTGAAGCCATTAAGAAAATGTTTGGAACAGAAATACCTCCGGCTCTTGAGAACCTAAATAAACGTTTGAGTTCTTCAGGTGGAAAAGTGGCTGTTCTAAAGACAAACATCAAAGGCTTATCAGATATTTTAAAACAAGCTGTAGGAAAAACTTTTAAGGATTTGGAAAGAGGGTTTATGGGCATAGATACTGAGGGGCAAAAAGTATGGATGAGTATGTCCAAAGTTCAGGCTATAGCAAAGGCACTTGGTGTGACATTTAAACAAGACCTGAAAAAGCAATTAGCGTACCTGGAAGAAGGGTTCAATAATGTTATGACAACAGGTGATGTTCTTGAAAAAGACCAAGCACGAATGATTACAGATATTTTGGCTCTATATGAACAGCTTGGAATTGAGGCTCCAGAGAAGTATGAAGATATGATGGATGAGCTTATCAAGCGTACAAAAAAAGGTAGGGGTAATATTCTTGTGGAAATGGAAAAGCTTGGTCAACTTATCGGAATACTAGGAGAACAGGTTGGTGGAGCTTTTGGTGAAATTATTACCACAGTTGGAATTGGAATACAGCAAGCGGTTCAGGCCGTAGCAAATGGAGTGAAAGGACTTGGTGAAGTTCTTGGTTCTATATCACCAATGCTTGGACAACTTGGTGGTCAGATAGGTGGTTTCATTTCAAAAACAAAAGACAATTTTTCACAGTTGGGTTCCAGTATAGGTGCAACCATTGGTGGAATCTTTGGACCACTGGGGAAGGCAATTGGAGCACTGGCAGGTGGACTGTTGGGTGGATTGTTTGGAAAGAAGAAACCAAAGAAGACTGAAGAGCAAAGACTGTTGGAACAGTTCAATGCACAGGTGGAAGAAGCTAAAGTAGCTATGAAGGAATTTGGTGATATATCGGATGACACAGCAAGAGCTATTGCAGAGAGTAGAAAAGAATATGCAGGTTGGGTAGCTGAGGCTCTGAACATGAGTAAGGTTATGCAGGATGTTGGTATTGACCAAACAAACATTAATGCATTGTGGGGGAAAGCACACGGTCTCATCTCTGCCTATGAACAGGGGCTTGTGGACACTGTGACGGCTTCTGAGGAACTTGGCAGACAGTTTGGACTATTAGTAGAGGGTGCAAGGGACATGGGCTTAGAAGGCTCCAGAGCCATGACAGAATTCATCAATCATGTGAGGGCTTCAGGACTTGAAGTAGCAGAGGTTACAAATTACATAAATGACCAGTTAGGGCTTGTACCAAAAAGTGCAATGAATGCAAGTGAAGGACTACTTGCCATGGCAGACATGCTTCCAATAGAAAGATTCCAGAAGTGGTCAGATAAGCAGAAGGACATCCTAGAACAGATGGACCTGATAGGAGATAAGGGAAGTGATGCATACAAGGCACTGCAGGATGAGTTGGATGGTGTCAATGAGAAGATGGAGAATGCTACAAAGAATGCTACTAAACAGTTACAGAATTTGGAATCCCAAACCTTGGCTGTATTCAATGCAATGATTGCCAATGGTGCATCCTACTCAGAAGCAATGACTGCTATTGGACCTACCTTGGACCAGATTATACTGGCACAGGAAGAGATGGGTATTGAGGCAGGTACGGCAATCCAGGAACTTCTGAGGATAAGAGAAGTTGAGCAAGCACACAAAGGTTTATGGCTTGCAATTGATGGGAACCTTGCAGTGCTGAATGCACTTGCATCTACAGGAAGTCTGACACAGGAAGCCATGATGGATGCAGGACAGAAGGCCAAGAACTATTACAAGAATTTGATGAAGGCCGGATTGGATTCCAACCAAGCACTGGCACAAATGGCTCCAACATTACAGCAACTGAAATACTATGCTGAAGAGCACGGACTAGCAATTGACAAGGGCACACAGGCACTGATTGACCAAGCTGAGGAAGCAGGATTACTGGATGAACAACAGATGTCTGCAACAGATGTTATGTTGGCAGGATTCGGTTTGATGATTCAGGCACTTGGTGCAGATATTCCTGAAGCCATGCAGGAATCTATAGATAAAATGAATGAACTGGAACACGCTGTTCATGGCTCTGGTGTTACAGGTGCTATGGAAATTTTAGCTACAGTGACAGAGGATACATTTTCTGACATGGCTTCTGGGGCAGAAAAGTTGGTAGATGATTTTGGTACTATGGCAGGTGGTGTTTACGACATTCAGACAGCACTTGATTCTCTTGAAGCTCCTGAACTTACAGTAGACGTTGACTATAGTGCTCCTGATGAGGGCACTGGTGGTGGTGGTGGAAAAAGGAAGGGTGCTCAGGGTGGATATGACGGACTTATCAGGGAACCAACACAACCATTCTTGGCTCACAAAGGAGAGTATGTGAAGGTCTGGAGAAAGGATGAAGTTGACAGAGGAGAGCATAAGGGTGGAGCAGGAGCAGGGAATGTAATAGTACAGATTGAACCTTTGATTATTCCTAGAGAGCATGAAACTGTTGTAAACTTTGTTGTGAAGAAAATAGAACGTGGAGAAGTAAGAGTTCCACCAGGGCAGGTGAGATAATATGAAAAACATTCGTTTCCTATGGAACAACCTTTGGGATGACCCGGACCACACAGTTACATCCTCTTCTGAAGAGACAGGTTATGAAGATGTGCACACATACCACAGATGGCACACAAGAGCTTGGAGAACAACAGACGATGCTTCAGAGTGGATAAAGATAGATTTTGGAGAAGCCAAATCTGTCCAAGCACTGGTTCTTCATTACCACAACTTAACAAGCGGAGCTACTATCAAGCTTCAAGGCAATGCCACAGACTCTTGGGGTTCTCCATCTGTTGATGAGACGGTGACCTATAACGCAAGAACTATACACCACTTTCTGTCTGCATCTGAGAGCTACAGGTGGTGGAGAATATCACTTGTAGATGACAGCAATCCTGACACCTATCTAAGAATTGGACGTATTTTTCTGGGTCCGTATTTTGAGCCAACTGCAAACTTCACTGATGCTCATAGATATACTTTAGCAGACCCTTCAGGAAAAGCATATTCAAGTGGTGGTCAAGTGTCTTCAAATCTAAAGTCACATTTTAGAAAATTTTCATATGAATTCCAATTTATACAATCACCAGAAGAGGAAAATTTTGAAGAGATTTTTGATGAAGTTGGACAATCAAAACCATACTTCATTGCACAAGATGCTGATTCAGGAGCTAGTAAAACTTACTATGTGGAAAACAGAACGGACTGGAACATTGACCACATATTTATGGATGATTGGTTTTCACTTAATATTGATGTTGAGGAGATGAGATAGATGTCAGCAATAGATGAAAGTCTTTGGTGTGGGTTTGATGATTCTGGTAGTACATATCCCTATGGGATTAGACGGTATAATATAGCAGACGGTGTATGGAATCTTGTAACAGAGGCAACAGTTTGGAATTCTTATTCAACAGTTGGTGCAACTTGGGACGGAGCTTACCATTTGTATGTGCATCATACTCATTCGGCTGTTGAATATAAAAAACGTATTAACCTGTTTGATGAAAGCCTTGAGGACTATCCGTTCACACATGGTTGGACTGATACGCCAAAAGGAATGACACAAGATTTTCACCAAGGAATTATTATTGGTGGTGGTCCAACTTTTGGTGCTATGTATAGTTATGCCACAAAACAACTTGGTAACCTACCATCAAATTCTCCAAATGATGCTACTGGATATAGCTTTTGTGTGATTCCACCATGGGCAACAAATCAGCCTGGGGAACTCTTCACAATAGAAGACGGCACAGGAACTAGTTTTTGGAGTTATTCTTGGAGCACTGGTTGGGCTTCAGAAACAGTTCTACTTCAAAATCCAAGTGGTGGTGGGATGGTGTGGGCAGATGGTTCTGGTACAGAATATATTTATTATGCATCATCAACATCAGCTTTTGATAAGTATAATGTGAATACAGGGGTATGGTCCAATATAGGTTCCTTACCTGGGAATCATAATGGAATTTACTCAGCAAATGATTTGACGTGGGATGGTGATAATTATCTTTATCATATCAACTTAGCAGATGATACTATATATAGATTCAACCTCACATCAGAAGCATGGACTGAATATTTAAACTATCCTGTGGACATGAATGCAGGAAAGACATTTATAGTTTATACACCAAGAATAAGATTTATGTTTCTTGACCAAGACGGACAGCTTCTGGATTCTCCAATGTCTTTGGGGTCTGTCCCAAAGGACAGAATCTCTACAGGCATTAAATATTATATGAGAGCTTTGGAAGCTGAAGGTGGAACTGTCACACTAGGAATTATTTCTGATGCTAGGACTGATGCTGATGACATATTGCAAATAGCTCCCGACTCTAGTGGTAGTCCAGGAACATGGGGGTCATCTGCTTCTCTTGGTACTTTTTCTGAAGGAGAAGAAACACCATTTTGGTTGAGGTGCAATCCGGGTGCAGGAACTACACAAGAGGCTAAGATAGCAAGGCTACAATTGAGTATAACATAATGGCAGATGTGTTTGAAGACAAGATAGGAATGGCACGGTTTGTGTCTTTTCCTGATAACTATATTCCTGCCAGGGTAAGGTCTTCAACTGTTGGGTATCCACCAAGACTTTACTATTGGAGATTCATGCCTTTTGGTGAACATTGGAGTATGGACTATTGTTGGTATCAATGGCAGGATGCTATGACTGACCCAGTTGAAAGAGACTGGACAAAGATAAGGTTTATGTGGGACAATCTGTTTGATTCTGCCACATTGACTCCTTCATCTGAACAGTTGAATTTTGAGGCAGACCGTATTCAACACAGGTGGACTCACAAACATTGGAGAAGTGAGTCTGGTGGAGAGCAGTCTATAGTAATAGACCTTGGTTCTGCACAAGATGTGACTTGTTTTATTCTCAATTATCATTGGTGGCTTCCAACTTCAGATATTAGAATCCAAGCTAACGCCACAGATTCTTGGGGTTCTCCATCTGTTGATGTTGCACTTGATGTCCATTATCCAATGCATCCTCTTGTCAAGTTCTGGGATTCTGTACAGACCTACAGATACTGGCGTATTTATATGAACTCTGAGGATGAGACAGAGGTTGTGATAAGAGGTGACATGGATGACTGTCCTTATTGTACTTTTCACCACAGAATAGGAAGAATATTTCTTGGCACATACTGGGAACCAGATATAAATATTTCCAGGGGATTTACTACAGGAGAAATTGATGATGTTAGAAAAGTTGTTTCTCTTCCAGGTGCTATGTCTAAGCATTTGGGTGATGCCCAAATATGGTCAACAAATATTCTACTTGAGGAAATGAGATAATGGCATTTTCAGATATACTTAGCAACCCAGACTGGGAGAAGATTTTTTTAATTGAGCTTCTACTTGGTCACAGAATTGATGGTGACTCTTGGACACAACATGGAACGTACACCAATTGTTGGTACATTGAGCATGATGATGGAATTGTGGTGGGTGCTTTGGAAAGAGACACCAGTTATACAGAAAGAGCAAGCCTTGCAATTTTGGATGTCAATTCTTCAAGTTGGTTTTATGATACTTCTGTTAGTCCACCAAGATTGTATCTTCACATGGAAGATTCTGATGACCCAGGAACCGGGACAAAGTATATAATTCTAAGTGAGTTTTGGGATTATTTTTGTAACTCACAGGATGAAGACAATCCAGTTATATATAACTCACAATATTATCTTCCATATCTAAATTCTGAATCAGTACCTGATATTACTTTAGCGGTAACAGATTATTATGAAGGTGGTGTCAGACAGTCCTTTGGGGCAATAGGTCTCATAAATACAGATGGACATTTTGATTCTAGGTTGACTGACTATGTTTATGAAAACAGAGAGATGTTGTTAAAGATAACATACAGGGGAGCACCTGTACCTGATGTTGCTACACTTTGGAGAGGTTGGACAGGGAACATCTATTGGTCAGAGGCAATGGTTAGAATTGATATTGAAGATTTTAGGAGCATGTAATGTTTACTGAAATGATTCCTAAAAATAAATTTTGGGTTACCAACTATCCTAACCTTGATTCAAGTTTTGAGGGCTTGCCAATTCCTGAGTTCTATGGGGAAAAAGACAATATTGCTCCTATGTGTATTGATACAACTATCCTTGAGTATAAGCTTGCAAATAGAGAAATATATTCTATTGAGGCTATACAAGCTGATGGTGTTGCACTTACAATAACTGATGACTATGAACAAGACCTTGCCAATGCTGAATTTACAGTTTATGGAATGCCATACCTTACTCAAGACACTACATACTATATAGTTGTAACAGGTGACTGGACGGTAAATGGTTCTGACTATGTAAATGTGGGTGGTGATTCTTCAGGTTCATATTCTGATGGACAATACTACAGAATTGATGGTGGGGGCATTTGGACTGGGGATTCTGGAGTTGACTTATGTTTTAGGGTGTATGGAAAAACTTCTATTGAAGCTGAAGAAGAGCTTATGGTTGAGTACACTTATTCTAATTATAATACAGACTATGCTGTGAGAGATGCAGGTGCACGGACACAGATAGCTCAAAGCTTTAAGACTCCGGCAACAACTTCATTCTTTTGTACCAAGGTGACAATGTGGCTTGAAAAAAATGGTACTCCAACAGGAGACCTCAGAGTTGAGATTCATTCAGACCAGTCTGGAACTAGGGTTGGTGGAAAGACAGTGGCACAAGATGTTTCTGCCTTTGGTACATCTCTTGCTACTATTGAAAATTATTATAATGAAATAAGTGAATATTCTGAAATCCTTGTTTCTGCTAAAGGCTACAAGTCAGGAGCAAATCTTATGGAAAATGTTTCTGAAATTTTAGAAGATGTTATCGTAACTGTTCTTGGGAAGGACGTTTCAGACTTGGATGCAACTTCATTTTCGGCTCTTGAGTCTGCACGTTCTGAAAAGATTTGTGCCTATCTTAATCATGAAATTTCATTCCAAACATTTTTAAATCGTCTGGAAGCAGGAAGCCTCTTCAAGTTTCAGCATAATTTGGATGATGCAAAATATACTGTAGATTATTATATTACAGGTGAACCTGCAGGAACTCCACATTTTAGAGATGAAGACTTTATTACTTTTAGTTCTTGGAGAGACAGAGCTTCTATTATCAAAACTGTTCAGGTAAATTTTGATGATAATCCTTCTACACAAATGAGTAGAAAAAGAGAAGTTGATTCAGAGGTGGCTGAATATATTTATAAGTCAAAAGAGGAACTTGTAGTTGAGACATATTTAAAAGAAGCATCTGTAGCATCCACTCTTGCTACAACATATTTAGACTTATGTGAACTACCACAAATGAAAATTGTTTTTAAAGTGTCAGGGTATGGGTTTGATATGAGACCAACCCAAAAGGTGAAGATAACAAAGACTAGAGCAGATGCTTCTGGTGGGTCTTTAACTGCAACACTTTTTAGAATACTATCTATCAAGAAAGAAATATCAACAGGGGTTGCTGAAATAACAGCAATTCTTGATTCCCAGTCCTATTAGGAAAACATATGCCAATAGGTGACAGAGCGGTAACAAAGAAAGAGCTTGAAGCTCTTGCCCAAAGAATTGACAGCCGTATTGTTGCACTCAGGGTTAGGACAACTGGGCGTGTTTCAAATCTTGTAGAGTTGCTTGATACTCCTACAAGTTACCAGGACCAAGCCGGGAAATTCCTTCTGGTGCACAGTGATGAAGACAGGGTGTACTTTGAAGAGGCAGGAATTACAGAGCTTTGGGATACACCTGATTCACTTTCTGGTGAATCACTTAAAGGCTTGAGGGTGAATGTTGGAGAGACAGCATTTGAATTTGCTACTATGGCAACAAATTTTTTGTCTCTTGATGATACTCCTTCTGCCTATACTGGAGAAGGAAACGCTGTACTGAAAGTTAATGCAACACCAGACGCAATAGTTTTTGGTGCTAATATAGAAGACCTTGATGATGTTCCTGCAATTACAGGAGAAGGTTTAAAACTGCTCAGAGTTAATTCAGGTGGAACAGCCGTTGAGTGGGTGGACATGGATGCATTTACAGACCTTGCAGACACTCCATCTTCTTACACAAGCCAAGCAGATAAATATGTGAAAGTAAATTCTACACCAGACGGACTTGAGTTTGGCAGGAGAATCTTTGTTTCAGATAGTGCTCCCACAACAGAGGGAGATGATGGTGATATTTGGATAGAATATTAATAGGAGATATGAATGGCTTGGACAAGTAGTGCAACTGATGTAAGTGCAATTGGTGCAGTCATCACTGTGTTTGATTCGTTGCTTGTTGCTAATTCAAATTGGTCTGTATATGATGCTTCTGCAGGAACCAATGAGAAAGTTTATAGATGTCTTGATGCATCTAATGACCCACCTATTGAGTTCTACATTCATGTTCAGGATAACCAAGCCAACTTTGCCAGAATAGATATGTATGATTCTTGGGATGCATCAGCACATGTTCATGATGGTGCTCTGAGTATAACATATGGGAATACCAGTGTTCAGTATCCATATATTTCAAAAAGTGCAAGTGGTTATTATTTAAGTGTGTTAGACCATAGATTTATTTGGGTTGATAAATTGGAATGGGAAGGTAATTATATAGGTTGCTTGAAACCTGTTTCAAGTCAGCACAAATTGGAGAGGCAAGTTCCTGTTCTCATCACGTCCAGTACAGGTTATGCTAATGGGTATAATCCTTTGTCATATTCTGCAGAGGGGAGCAGTGCTGTTTGGAGAGCACTTTCTGGTTCTAATGGAAGCATGAGAGTGAGTATGAATTACACGGCAGGAACTTCTTGTATTTGGAGAACAAGTGATGACTATGCCATGTTCCGTCCGTCTCTTATTTGGGATGAAAATACTACTTTAGTTTTGGGTGTGATGGAGAATGTAATGTCATTCTGGACAGTTGCAGGATGGGACAATGATGACTATATGACTATCAGTGCTCAAAATTATAGATATATTGAAGGTACATCTGGCACAAGATATGCTAGTCTTATCAAGGAGGAATAATGGCTTATGAATTTGTAAATGTTGATGATTCTGCAGGGAGTAGGCTGAGTGCCATTTGGGATGGTATTGTTGTAAATAATTCCAAGTGGTCTGTTTATGATGCTTCCGCAGGAACAAATCATAAAGTTTACCGTTGTAATGATTCTGGAAACAATGTGGATTATTATGTGTCTGTTGATGATAACCAAGCTGACTTTTCTACTGTGGAACTTTGGGAAGGATGGGATACATCAACCCATGCAGGAACAGGAGATAGTGTAACTTCCCCTGATTCTACCAACACAATTAGATTCTATGGAGTAAGAGGTACTCATGTTGTTTATAATGACCACAGAGTTATAATTGCTACTGCTTATAATTATCTTGCACATTATGTTGGACAGCCAAAGCGATTTGACACAACAAAAAATATGCCATTTATTATAGGCAGGTCATCCGGGAATACTACATCTTGGTATAATCCTCTTGGATACCAAAATACAAATACAACAGTATTTCAGAGAACTCTATGGAATCATTCTGCATCAGTGGACCAAGAAATTCGTGCTCAGAATTACAATTCAACTTTTAATTACACACGAACATCAAGTGGTCAGCAAGTGTTTGAAGAAACACCTTTCTATGATGTTGGAACCAATGTGCTTTTAGGATACCTTGATGGAGTAAAACATGTTTATAGTTCTGCACAAGGACGTTGGAAAGGAGAAGAGGTAGAAGCAGAAGATGGAAGGTGGTTATATCAAACTGGAAATTATTCTACATGGACTGGTTGTTGGATAAGGTTGGCATAAATGGCTCAATATTCTGGTGGGTATGATATTTCAGATGTTGCATTTACTCAGCATAAGGAATATTTTGCAGGAAGCTTTTCTAGTAGATTGATAAAGTCTTTTAATGCTTGGCTTTCTACAGACCAATACCGTGGTGGTGGTTCTAGTTTTTGTACAGGAATTGGTGGGTACAAGGAAGTCTATTATGCACTTGATGCAGGTTCAGCAACAGTAGAAATATATGTGTATGCTTTGCCGGGTTCAAATCCTCTGTTTTATATTGAAACACTTGGTGGTGAAAGTGAGGATTCAGACACCACTGCTACAGAAGAGTCTTGGACCAAACTGACACTTTCCTTCACTGCGGTTAAGCAGGTTTATAGAGTTGTCTTGTCAAACCCAGTTCCAGTTTCTGATGGTTTGGATGATGATGAAGGAAAAGCTTGGTGTTACTGGGATGATTTATCATGAGTGCAAAGAACCAAGGAGACATGGAGTATGGTGGATTCTTTGGGTCTGGTTTGAACCAGGGAGATTCTGAATATGAAGGCATGTGGTATATTGGTGGTGCAGTTGTTGCCGTTAAACAAATCCATGCTAAAGCATCAGGCCTGTCTCTTATACACATCTCCGAGCCCACGAGACTAGGCATGATCTCGTATGCCGTCTTCTGCTTG